AAGAATTTTATGCTGAAACTGCAATTCACCGTCTTAACGACAAGAATTATCACTGCCCACGTGTAAAGGGTGGCAAGTGTCCTGTATGTGATACTTACTACAACATGTGGAAAGAAATTAACTCCATCGGAAAAGAGAGCCCTAAAGGCAAAGAGCTACAAGACCTCGCACGCCAAATTAAGTCTCGTAAGCGTTACTACATGAATGTGGTTGACCGTCGCGACGAATCAGTTAAGATTCTATCTGTAGGGCAAAAGCTTTTTGGTAAGGTACTAGACTGTTTCTTCGACGAGGACTTTGGTGATATCACTGACATGAAAGAAGGTTGGGATTTCAAGATTGTAAAAGATACTCAAGGACAATGGCCGAATTACGATAAGTCTTCGCCTAAGCCAAAGCAAAGCGAAGCAGGCACTGATGCCGAAAACGCAAAGTGGATGGATAGCTTGCACGATATCCACGGTCTTGTTAAGGTCGCCGACTACGACGAACTTAAATTAATGATGACAGAGTTAGAAGCTTCGGTTAAAGGTCCCCAACCAGAAACTGTCGAGTCACAAACTCAAGCGCCGGACGATGAAGATTACATGGCACATCTTAAAGACCTAAAGGTTGATTAATTTATGGGCAAAAAGCTTAAAATTTTAGCTTGCCCGTCAAATCATGGGGGATGCGCGTACTACCGCATCCTCCTTCCGATGGAAAAGCTCGAACAACACTTCGGTGAAGAAGTGGAAGTTCGTTGGGATGATAACCCTTTAGGTTGGGTTCAAGCGACAGAAGATGTGCCAGGTACAAAAACTCCTGACAACTTCTCTTACGAAAACCTTCAGTGGGCAGACATCGTATTCACTCAAAACATTCATAATTTTGGAGGTGAGTATACGGTAGAGATTTTACGCAAAGCCCATGAGTTTGGTGCGTTTACACACTTTGATACTGATGACCTGCTTACCGACCTTTACGAAGGTCACCGCCTTTTTGATGTCTATACAGACCAACAACTAGGTAAAATAACAGAGTACATCTACAGTAACGTAGACCTGGTCTCAGTAACACAACGCAAGTTCGCAGAGAGGATTGCCCCTTTTGTAAAATGTGCGTTAGTAGTTATTAAAAATACAATTGATTATGATATGCCTTCGTGGAACATGCCTAAAAGACCTGCACCTAAAAAAGTTACTCGCTTTGGTTGGGTAGGAGGAATCCACCACGATGTCGACGTGAAGCATTTTGCAGGAATACCGTTCCTTGTAAACCAGAAAGTTGGTAAAGAGAGAGTCCATTGGGGCTTTTACGGTAAACCCCAACAACCTCCTGGTGAACGAGACTGGCAATGGGATGTTTGGGAGGGATACGAACGGATTCTTTCTCGAGGATTTAAAGGACATAAAAATTATACGGTGTACCCAGCTATGCCCCCCAATAGTTATGGACAGATGTATACTAACATCGACGTTAACATTGCGGTCCTCGACCACAATAATTTTAATGATTCAAAGTCTGAAATTAAAGCAATTGAAGGTGCTCGTTACGGAGTACCGTTGCTTGCCACAAATACTGGATGCTATGATGAGTTAATCGTGAATGGAAAAACTGGCTTCTTAATCGACAACACCAACCCAAAATCAGAATGGGTAAAGGTGGCGTCCCGATGCGCTAAAGACCCGAAGCTGGTAGCTGAGATGGGCAAGAACCTTAAGCTTATATGTGATGACCTGTATGATATTAACAAAGTTGTGGGTGGAAGATTAAGTTTATACAAAGAGCTTATGGACATGAAATTCGGTCACACAATAAAATCCCAAGAAACCGGTCGAGATAAAAACATTATACCAATCTAATGAAATATTTAAGTGTAGTAGCCGTATTAAAAGACGAAGCATTAAATTTGCGTGAGTGGTTAGATTTTCATCGGGCTGTAGGGGTAGAGCATTTCTACCTCTACGACAATGGAAGCACAGACAATACCAAAGAGTTATGCGAGGAGTATGAAGATATTACTTATTCATATAATACAATGGATATGTGCCAGATGTCTTGTTACTTCAATGCAGTAACGGCTTATAGAGACCAATCACGATGGATGGCATTTATAGATTTGGATGAGTTTCTTTACTCTCCAAAAGGCGATTTAAAGGAACAGCTAAAAGGTTTCGAGCAGTTCCCAGGTATCGCAGTAAACGAAGTATTTTACGGGTCTAACGGACACGAAACACGTCCACCTGACGGCGTTCTCGTTAACTACACCAAGCGAAGAAAAGCAGTGGACAAACACGTTAAGTCTATTTGCCAACCCGCACTAACACTTTGCTCAGCATTTAACCCACACTCCTTCATTTATACGCAAGGCATGGCAGTCAATGAAAATAAACAACAGTGCCCTGGACCGTTTAACGAACCAGCTACCGCTGAGATTTTTAGAATCAATCATTACTGGGTTAAATCTAAAGAGGAGTACGAAACTAAACTAACAAGGGGTAGGGCTGATGTCCCTTCCCGTGACCCGCAGTTCCGGTATACTACCGGGGTTGGACGTAAGCTAGACGAAGTGTTCAAACAAGATAATGAGATAGAGGACACGGAAATTTGGAAATTTTTGGAAAGGAAACATGGCTAAAAAAATAAAAATATTAAGTGGGTGGTCTGCACCCGGTGGCTCAACAGTAGCATTGGTTAATTTATGTAATCTCTTTAACGAAAGAGGTTACGACTGTACGTTTTACGGACCACACGATTGGCATCTAAGTAAGTGTAAGGCGGATTATTTACAAAAATGCCCCCTTAACGAGAAAGACGAAATTCTTCTAGTTCATTATCTCACGCTCCCTCAACGCCCTGATGCTTCTAATAAAGTTATACTAGCCTGTCACGAAAAGGATGTATATCCTATCGCTGAACAAAAGAAATTTTGGGATAAGGTGGTTTATGTATCTGAGTCACAGAAAGAGTGGCAATCGAAACGGGAAACGTCGCCAGTACCTAAACTAACTTTAGGGGAAGTTATCCCTAATGTACTTCCTGACCTTCACCCAAGCACTAATATGGTTCTTCAAGTAGCTGGAGTTATCGGAAGTATCGATGCGAATAAAAAAACACATCGTTCTATCGAGCGGGCATTAGAAGACGGCTATAAAGATATTCTTTTATATGGGATGATTACTGAGGAAGACTACTTTACCAAATTTGTAAAACCTCTTATGGATGATAACCCGGGAGTAAAACATTTAAGTTTTTGTGATAACAAACAACAAATGTATGACTCGGTCTCTAAAGTTTACCACTCTTCTGCAAGCGAAACCTTTAATTATGTAAAAGCAGAGTGTAACCTTACAGGCACTATTTACGATGGGCTAGACTCTGCTGAATCTGGCGCAGAAGTATGGACCAACACTAAAATTCTAAAGGCATGGGAAAAACTACTAAACCTTTCGTAACACTTTTATGTTCAACCTTTAACTCCGCTAAATGGATTGAAGGTTACTTGGAATGTTTAAACGACCAAATCCTAGAGAACTTTGATATTGTTTTCGTAGACGCAGGTTCGACCGACGGCTCACTACAGACTATCATGGACTTTGAGTTCCGAGATGGTATTGGCGCTAAAACACTCGTCCAACACGGTTGCAGTGTATATGAAGCGTGGAACCTAGCCGTAGCTGAAGCAAGGACTCCGTACGTAATGAACTTTAATACCGACGACCGCCTTTTTTCATACGGACTCGTTACAGCAGAGCATTTAACCAAGAATCATTCTGATGTAGACATGTTTTATTTCCCCTGTTTCTTAATGTCTGATGAGAAGCACGAAACCTTGAAGGCATATAATAGACGTGATATACCATTTAAGAGATACAACTTAGACGAGCATTGTATATGTGGTCCTTTCCCGTTGGTTAAGACTGAGGCGATTAGGGAAATGGGAGGCTTCGATGAGTCCCTGAAGATTTCTGGAGACTATGATATGTGGACACGTATGTGTTACGCCGGAAAAACACTTATGCCCGCTAAAGAACCTATCGGCTCTTACTACGACAACCCTACAGGCATCAGCACCGACGAAAGCAAGAGAGACCTTCACTTCCAAGAAGACAGGTCCATTCGCCGTGCTCAGTTAGATAAGCAGAAGAAGGTAATCACCTTCTCTTTATGGGGAGATAACCCCGTATACACTATAGGCGCTGTTAAAAATGCTGAACTTGCGGAGACTGTATATCCCGGATGGGAGTGCTGGTTTTACGTAGGGCAAAGCGTCCCTGCAGACATAGTTCAAACCTTGGAAGCAAAGGATAACTGTAAGGTAATCAAGATGGATGAGGAGGGGGATTGGGATGCTATGTTCTGGAGGTTCATACCTGCCTCTGACCCTGAGGTAGATATTATGATTTCTAGAGATACCGACTCTCGTCTTAACAGCCGCGAGGCGGGTGCTGTAACTGAATGGTTAGAGATGGGCAAACGTTTTCATATTATGCGAGACCACCCCCACCACGGAACTCAAATCCTGGGAGGTATGTGGGGTGTAAGAGGAGATATCCTTTCTAACATGGAAGAGTTGGTGGGTGAATGTAAGAAAGGTAATTACTGGCAAGTGGACCAAGACTTCCTTAAGGAAAAGATTTACCCCGTCATAGAACCTTACGCTCATGTTAATGATGAGTTTTTTCAAAAAGTAGCATTTCCTACAACAAGAAAAGGTAAATTATTTATCGGTCAAGCCTATAATGAACATGACCAACCGCTCCATCCGGAGCATATGGACGAACTGTAATGAAAACTTTTAGATTTGATGATATCTGTGTAAATGCTGATATGGAGAAAGCCAATGAGATGGCTAAAATTCTTCGTAAGAAGTTTCCTAACTGCACCATACTTTTTTGTATCTCTCCGTTGGTTCATGATATGAACACCGGTGATGCTGTAACTGATGAGCGTATATTCCCTAAGATTATGAATGCTTATAGTGATTTTAGAAAGTTTTACGACGTCGATAAATGTGGATGCCCGGACATAATTCCTGAGGTAACCAAAGCAAGCCACGGGTTAATCCATGTGGACCACAGACTACTTAGCAAAGAGGCTCAAGAAATGAGTATTATGGTAAGCTGTAGTTTGTCCGACTCCAAAATTTTTGTCCCCCCTTTTAATAAGTGGAATAAGGACACAGAAGCTATCTGCGAGGAGCAAGGGATTACCCTTGTTAAGTTTGAAGATGGTTGGTTATGTATGGAGTACAATGATTTCGATGTTGACCACGACCTGTGGTATGTACATAGCCGAGAATTTGAGTTAGAGGAGTTTAAAAAATGGATAATGTAGAATATAAATTTGTTGATGAGTTTGGTGTGGTTCACATGGGCGAAAGTGCCAAGACACTTTTAGACCAGAAGTCCGACGAAAAATACTTGACAGAAGATGGAGTCGTTACGGTAGACCGCGAACGTTGGCACGCCGCTCAAAGGTATGAATTAGGGGAGTGGATACAGCGTGCTCCTAATGCTACTGACGATAGGAATTATTTTCACAAGGCGACCTTCGATAACTATAAATGTTTAGAGGGTTTAGAATCTCCAACATCTTTTATAGAGGTGGGATGTGGACCTTTTACAAACGCAAGAATCATCTTAGAGCAGTTTCCTGATATCCAGGATATTACCTTATCTGACCCTTTAGCAAATCAATACATGTCCCTTCACCGTAACTGTACGTACCGAAGTGGGGCGATAACAGTAGGTGGAAAAGAAAGGACCGTTAAGATTATACCTAACCCCATAGAAGATTTACCAGAAGATAAAAAATATGATATGGTTGTAATGATTAATGTACTAGAACACTGTTTTGATATTCCGGCTATATTAGAGAAGGTTAATAACCTGCTATCAGATAACGGGTGCCTTATCTACGCCGATGTTCAGTTTGATAAAGAGGTAATCGATAGGTTATCACATGCTAAGTACAATGCAGGTCATCCTATTAGGATTAAAAAAGAGTACATGGACAATTACTTAGACACTAACTTCGAAACTATGTATTCTAAAATCATACCTGAGGTTGTGGCAGGGGAGTCCTGTGAGGAGCGATACTTCATTGGCAAGAAAAAATGATTGTTTCAATACATCAACCTAATTTTATGCCTTGGTACCCATTCTTCCAAAAGATAGCTGATGCCGATACCTTTTGTATTTTGACGAAATGCCAGTTCGAGAAAAATAATTTCCAAAATAGATTTAACTTGGATGGGAGATGGCATACTATGAGCGTTAATAAAGGCTTGGACCCTATCGACACTAAAAATTATTTAAATGCACGAAAGGATTGGGATAGAATAAAAGAAAACTTAAAAGAGTATGACTCTGTTCTTAGTGAGTTCGATGATTGTATTAGTGATAGTCTAGTGGATACTAATATCAACATAATAAAAAAAACTTGTGAGTGGTTGGGGATAAAAACTAAGATTGTAACTGATTGGGATACATCATTAACATCCACTGAAAGGTTGGTAGATATCTGTGATAAGCTAGAGGCAACATCCTACCTTTCGGGACAGAGCGGAAAAGATTACATGGACTTTAGTTTATTCTCAAATAAGAATATTAGGGTTGAATTCCAACCTACAAACACTATAATACAAAGACCCATACTAGAGGTTTTAAAAAATGCATAGAGTTGTACTAAGCACAGATGATAATGATACATACATTAATTTTTTTCCAATTGTAGCTAAAGCGTGGAAAAAATTTTTTGATGTAACTGTCTCGCTGGCATACGTTACGGATAAGCCTGAAGGACATCCGTTAGTAGCCGCAATGAGGGAGTATGGAGAGGTCCACTTATTCCCTCCAATCGAAGGTGTCCCTACCGGCAACCAAGCTAAAATGGCTAGGTTTTACTTAGCTTCTAAGTATTCAGACGAGGTGTGCATGGTTAATGATATCGACAGCGCACCTTTATCCACACACTATTTCGACCGTGTCCTCTCTCAATACGAAGACGGTAAAGTTTTGGCAGTTGGTGCTGAGGTATATGAAGGTACCCCCCACGCAGGTAAATTCCCTATTGGGGAAATTACAGCAACCGGAAAAGTTTTTAGATACCTTGTAAACCCTAGCAATCTCGGATTCGATAAATACATAGACTCATTTAAAAATATCAGAGTCCACGACCACAAGGAATGTATTTTAAGTCCGGAATTTTCTGATGAGTCCCTCCTTCGAGTTTTGTTTAGGAGAACCAAAACCCCTGCAGTCCACGCTAGGCGAGACGTAGATATCCAGTCTGATTGGGTTGACAGGTCATGGTGGGGGATTGATGAAGATAAACTGCATTCTGGGAGGTACGTGCTTGTTAATTTCTTAAGACCTCTTATGGGGCACTTAGAACAAACAATCCCTATCATCGATTATATTTATGGGGAGGAGAAATTCGATGACATCTTCTAAAACTATAGGCATTATTGGGTACGGTGAGATAGGGCAAGCCCTGGACGACATTTATTTGGCGAACAATTTTATTCCCTTAATTAAAGACTTAGACCGTGATGATGAGTTAGGGGGAGTGAGTATTTTGAATATCTGCATTCCTTTTAGTTATGATTTCGTCGCACAGGTAACAGAGTACATTGATACCTTAAAGCCAGGACTAACTATTATTCATTCTACAGTTCCTCCAGGGACAACCAAACTGATTGGTGCCGAATTCCCTAACATAGCTCACTCACCTGTCAGAGGGGTACACCCTAACTTAGCAGAAGGTATCCATACATTTATAAAGGTCTTTGGTGGGGTAGGGGCTATACCAGCTTCCCAACACTTTACCCATGATTTAGGTATAGAGTGTGATGTGTATGAATCGTCTCTCACTACAGAGATAGCTAAACTTCTAGATACTTCTTACTATGGGGTGTGTATTGCGTGGCATGATTATGCTAAAAAACTATGCGATAAACATGGAGTTAATTTTGATGAAGCTCAAACACATTACAATGCTTCATATAATAGTGGTTATACCGAGTTAGGTAAACCTAATGTTATACGCCCAACCTTAACCCCTCCGGACGGTTCTATCGGTGGTCATTGTATAATCCCTAACGCAGAAATTCTACAAGCAGAGCTAGATTCTAAGTTGCTAGAAGCAGTAACCGATTTAAAATGAAGCCCTTAACGATTGTTCAAGTAGGCGCGTGTGAAGGCAATGACGAGGTAACCGACATCGTTAAAGAGAACGAGGTTAAACTTTTAGTGTTGGTTGAGCCTTTAGATGCTTTACGTAACGAATCACTAGCAAAGTGTTACAAAGATACTCCCAATACAATACTTTACAATGTAGCGATTACTCCTAAACCGACTGATAACCGGCACAAGTTTTTTGTACATCCGGATGGTCCTGGCTGCGCCTCTTTGGACATCAGCCACGTCGAGAAGCATTTCCCTGACTCCACTGAGAAAATAGTAAGCGTCGAGGTACCGTGTATGACTATGCATCAAGTATTCGAAAAACATCAGGTTACCGATGTAGACGTGTTATTTATAGATGCGGAAGGGTATGACGCAGACATTCTATGGTCAATCGATTTAAAAAAATACAATATAAAGCGTATAGTGTTTGAATACATTAACCTGAAATCGTGTGGTATCCTAAGGGAAGTACGAGAATTTCTTACATACAACGGGTACACGGTAAACTTTTATTCCGACTATGATATAGAGGCAATAAAACAATGAAAATATTAATTATACAAGAGAACGGACGGCACGAAGAGAACCGTCATTTGCGTGAGTGCTTTTCTATGCAGAGAGCATTTCAATTTCATGACGTTGATTGTGATGTGTGGGGTTTAGGTCATGATAGTCCTGAGCCTGATTTTGAATCATATGATTTGATTATTAATTTAGAGAACTACGATGAAACCGGTTGGGTTCCTGACCTGTCTCAAGTAAAAGGACCTAAGAAGTTTTTGTGGGCGATAGACTCACACGCCAGAGGGCATCACCATTACGAAGAAGAGTTCAAGAGAGGTGGCTATGACCACATACTTCAGGCTACTAAGTTCTACGTAGATGATAACTCTACATGGTTGCCTAATGCCTACGACGATGACCATATAAAATCTTTAGATGTCCCTAAGACTGAGAACACTGGGTTCTGTGGAAACATACACAACCGCCAAGGTCTTATTGATTTCGCTAATGATAATTGGGGATGCAAGGTAGATGTTATGGTGCTCGGGGATAAGATGGTTGAAGCTATTAATTCTTATAAAGTGCATATGAATGCGAATATAGGCGCTGATATTAATTATAGAAACTTTGAGACTCTAGGGTGCGGGACAGTCCTAGCGGCTGTAGCTTACAACTTTGAGCAAGAGGTTCAGTATGAAGAATTAGGGTTTGTTAACGGTCACAACTGTATTTTGTTGGGTCGCAATAGCCCCGCCGAAATTCTAAAATCACTCTACGACATAATTCATAATGATTCTAAAAGAGTGGAAATGGAGCAAGCCGCACTAGAACTTGCAAAAAAACATACTTATAAACAGAGAGCTAAGACTATAATAGAGTTATGGCGGAATTTAGAAGAAAAACAGTAGTCTTTGGAGGAACTGGTCTGGTAGGAACTCATCTTAAGGCTTACCACAAACCCTCTCGTAACGAGGTTGACCTCCTGCGTATTGACACCATTAGAGAGTTCTTTAACACCCATGAGTTTGATACGATTGTGAATTGCGCGGGCAATGTGGGAGGGCTTGGCAAAAATATAAATAATAACCTGGAGATGTTTATGACCAACATGGAAATGAACATGAATCTGTTTAAGGTTATTATGGAGAACCCAGGAAAGATTAATAAAACTATTTCTTTTCTTTCTACCTGTGTGTTCCCTGCTGACGTGGACTACCCCCTTACAGAAGATAAACTTCATGAAGGTCCTCCACACTTTTCTAATAGCGGTTACGCATACGCCAAACGTATGGGTCAGGTCATGGCTGACTTGATGAATGATGTAGGCAAGTACGGTAAGATTATATCTGTTATCCCTACGAACCTGTACGGACCTCATGATAATTTTAGTATTGAGGATGGGCATGTTATTCCTTCTCTGATTGCTAAAGCCTATTTTGCTGCTCACAATAACTTAAGTTTAGGTGTGTGGGGAGACGGCAGTCCTTTACGAGAATTCTTATACGTTGAAGACGTAGCTGAGATTATAGAAATTATCTTAGATAAATATGAGTCTACGAAGCCCCTTATATTGTCCCATGGACAAGAGGTTCCTATTTCTGATGTTGTGAAGGAGATAGCCAAACGCACTGGGTTAGCAGACGTAAGGTACCAATCAGACAAACCAAACGGTCAACACCGCAAACCCTCCGACCCATCAGCACTACTAAAGTTGATTGGGGATTATCAATTCACGTCTTTAAGCGACGGAATCAAAAAAGCAGTAACCTTCTATACGGAGAACTACCCTCATGTCCGAGCCTAAAACCGCATTCATCACCGGTATTAACGGGCAAGACGGCTCCTACCTCACTGAACTCCTTTTAAATAAAGGATATACCGTGGTGGGCTTAGTTAGAAGACTGTCAGTACCAGAGAGCCAGACGTCTCGTCTCGAGGAAGCTAAGGTTTACCCTCACAAGAACTTACACTTAGAGTATGGCGACCTTACAGACCAGTCCTCCTTGTTTAGGATTCTTAATAGATATAAACCTGATGAGATTTATAACTTAGGAGCACAATCTCATGTTAGGGTTAGCTTTGATGCCCCCCAATTCACTACTGATGTTATAGCGATGGGCACTCTGAATTTGCTGGAAGCAATGAGAGAAATATGCCCCAACGCTAAGATGTATCAAGCGGGCTCATCAGAGATGTTCGGTAACAGTATTGACGACGACGGCTTTCAACGCGAAACTACGCCTATGCACCCCGTTAGTCCTTATGGGTGTGCTAAATTGTATGCTCATAATCTCTGCCAAACATACCGACATTCTTATAACATGTTCGTCTCTAATGGAATTCTTTTCAATCATGAATCCTCTCGTCGAGGGGGTAACTTTGTTACAAATAAGATTGTTAAGGGAGCTTTAAAAATAGCTGAAGGCAGAGAGACTACGTTAGCATTAGGAAACCTGGAAGCTACTCGCGATTGGGGGCATTCAAAAGATTATGTGGAGGCTATGTGGTTAATTTTACAACATACTCACCCTGACGATTTTGTATGTTCGACAGGTAAATCACACAGTGTGGGGGATGTAGTAAAGTATGTGTTTGGACGACTTGATTTGTGCCCAGACCAACATGTTATAATAGACCCTAAATACTTCAGACCACAAGAGCTCGATGATTTAAAGGGCGATAGTACAAAACTTAGGGCTGCTTTGGGGTGGAAGCCTAGTTATTCATTCGAAACCCTATTAGAGGAAATGATACAACATGGCAAAATTTAAAAACACACAGAACCACGACGTTTACGTCGATTTCGGCAAACTCATATTGGTCCGGTCAGGAGAATCCATTAACTTGGAAGGAGCGCTCTCGTGCCCACCTCTTACACTGGTTTTAGAAGAACCCCCTAAAAAGCCCGTCGCGAAGGTCCCGCAGAAAACACCAAAGAAATCTGATAAGTAGCTCTAGAATGCAACCACGATGCCTATAATAGGTCATGGCTAACATTTTAGACGACATTTGTAAGAGGCTAGACGGAGCGAACCTACTTTCTGAGGAAGGACAGGTATTCGGTTACGTAGACTCGGGCTCGTATGCCCTTAATAAAATTATTTCAGGTAAGTATGACGGAGGGTTCCCTATCGGGGGTATCACCGAAATATACGGCGAGTCCTCGACCGCCAAAACTGTGTTCCTGACCCACGCATTCGTGGGGGCACAGAAGAAAGGTTATTACACCG